TAACTAATCATCTGGATATAGCTCTACAACATTATCAATATTTTGTAGGGCTATTTGGATTCTTTCAGTAGAACCCATAAAGCCTTCCAATGTTTTTCTCGTTACATAATACCTTCCTCTATCCATAACACTATCTATTGAACCGCATTTAATCATGCGAGTTACTCTAGCGTAGTCAGCTCCCTTACGATCACATGGACCAAATAGTATTTGAGTTGTTTCAATAATATTAAATAAAGCTTTATAAACTTCCGAAGCCATCACTCTCTCCATTTTTAACTGCATCATAACTTTGATCTGGGTTTGCATCATAACGAAGGTCGTTACAAAAGGCTCTGCCACGAGCCACATTCATTCGGCTTTCACCTTCTTGAAGTTGAAACGATAGCTCCATATTAAGTTCTTTGATTTGCCTATGGATATCTTCAATGCTTTTTTGTTGATCTGGTGTAGCTCCAATAGGTCTTTTTTGATCTTCATCCCAGCCATTATCAAAGTTTAACCAAATGCTAACCTTGATTTGTTGCCCTGGATTATCTTCTGAATTTGAAACAGCTCTATTAAATTTAACTTTAGTGTTTGAAAATTGTGGTGCGTTTGCCATGTGTTACTCCTAGTTTTTGTTTTTAATTTCTGCAAGTCTTCTGTCAAAATGTTCTCTTATCTCACCGAACAACCTTGGTACTGCTGCTTTCATGGAAGTTAGAACTTCTTTGTTTCGATTAAACCAAGCCATACAAACGGATTGATTAGGTAATTGATCTATGTTTTTCATGTATCCAATAGCTATTTTTTCCCAATCATTTATTTTATTTGGATCAGTTTCTTCTTCAATAGGATCTTCTTTAGGTGGATCTTTAGGTGGTTCTGTCTTTATGATTTCTTTTTTAGGTGGATCAATTTTTTCTTTTTCTTTATTTTCATTTATATTTTTTTCATTGTTTTGTGCTTTATCTATTTCATTTACAGATGCGTATTGACCACCATGTAACCCTAGACTTGCCAAGGCTCTACCTATTGCAGAAGTTTCACAGTTCTCTATAGCTGATGTTTTATTTACTAGGGAACTACCTCGTATTTCTTCAGCATAACCTTCACCAACTGGGATTGCAGGATTACTTAGGTCAAATATTTGGGCTTTAATAATAACTCGTTTGCCATCATCTATAATTAAATTTGTTGTTATTCCATATTGCAGCCCAAAGTGTGTTCTAAAAGCTTCAACTCTTTTAGCAACTTCTGTGTATTTTTTGCCGCCTTTTTGTGTAACTCCATGCGATTGATTAATATCATTAACCGCAGCCATAACATCTTTTAATTCGCTCATTCGCTTAACTCCACTATTTGTAATCCTTTAGATGTTATTGACCAGACTGTTTCAAACATTCCTCTATGGTTCTTGCGCTTATCACCAGGTTCAATTAGCTGGAAAGCGTGTAGTTCTGTTAATCGTGGTCTAACTGAAACTATGTATCCATTAACATCATCAACTATTTCAGATCCAGTTAGGCCTTTTGTTGCTTTAGCAATGGATTCAAGAACCACTAGGCGCATCTTTTTAATCTTTGGAAGTATGAACTCTAATGATAGCTGTTCTGTTTCTCTGGCGTTATTATGCAAAGTTGGTGGTGTATCTAATATATCAATCATTTAAAACCCCTCTGGAAAAACAATGGCTGCAAACCAAATTAAAAAATAAAAAAATAAAAAAAGACAAATTGCTCCTATGAACTCTCCAATCCATAGCCATATATCTTTCAAGAAATCCCCCATAAACTTTTAGCTTCTTCAATTATAACTGGTGGCTCACTCCAACAAATATGGCTAAAGTCTGGCTCTATAAGCTTGAATAGATGATCTTTATTAATTGCGACCTTCAATAGTTCTTCAGTAGCTTTGTGTGACCTTATGATTGTTTGAACAATGCCATGCAAATAATCATCTTGAAGCTCTGGTGTGTTTGATTGGTCAAATATTCTATAGTCTGAAGCGTTAGCGTAAACTAAGAAGGGTGGTAGGCCACCATTACATGCCCAGAACCCAGCAACTTGATATAAAGCGGCTTGTTCAAATGGACCAGTTAATGTTTTTGGCAAGCTTGCAGCAGCAAACCCAGACTTAGACGTTTTGGATAGCCTAGACCATTTAGTCTTGAGATCTCCTCGTCTATTGTAATCTGGCCTAGTGTTGTGAGGTAGCTCTATTCCACTTAACTTTTCTATATACTCAACTTCACCTAAAACTGAATTGTCTAGTGACATAGCTTCTTTAAGCCCTGCAACTGCATTATTTGTTACGTCAGCAATTTCATCAATATACTTTATTTTCTTTTCTGCATCAGTTCCGTTATCCCAAGTGCGAGCTTTAAACTTATTGTATCCTTGAATAGCTTTATCGATAGCTTCACCAGGATCTATGTTGTCTATTAAAATACTGTCTGCGGCTTCTTGAACAGTTCTTCCACCACACATAGCCGAATTATCTTGACCATTTAGTCTGGAATCATATTTCTCGATAACAGACCAAGCTAAATCTCTTACATCTTTATCGTTGTTAAGATTTTTATACCTTTCCCAAGCTTCTGAAACGAGTGGGCGAAGGTGAACTTTATCAAATAAAGCTTTGCATTTTAATTTGGATTTTGGGTTTGAGTGCCATAGATAATTAAATCGACTAGCGAACTCTGGTGTTTCTATAAATGACATAGGCTCTCCCTTTATTATTTAGGAGAGCCTATTATAACTTGTCTTATTACGTCAAGAGGTATGACTTAATAAATATTATTTAATGCGTTTTAAGTACAATTCCAATTAATTCTGGCTGCATGATGCACGTTAAAATCGGTGTGGACCATGATAAATTCAATCCAGTTTTAACATCAGAATGAATTAATGAGTTTGATCCAGTTGTGCTTGTGTGCGTATCAACATTGACCCCAACAGAAAAAGTACCGCCAGGTTCTGGGTAAACTACACCGAGTCGTATTTTTCTATCGTTTTTAATTTTTAAAATACATAACCTCATAAAGCTAGTGTCATCAACCTTTTGAGCTAATATGCAATTATTTTCAAACATATACATTCTCCCATTAGCCCATTTTTTAGCTTGATCTGAATGTTTTGAAATAACAAATCGTCTATTTTCAGTTACTGGAAAGGGAACGTAATAGCTCAGTTCACCTTCACTCGGATCATGAGCAGTAACGTAGCTGTCATCTAATGTACCAAACATGGCAACAGCATTTTGAGCAAACAAAATATCTTGAGCTTGGCACTCAAGAATCATAGCGTACTCACTAGCTTGTTTTATACTGAATTGTAATGCACCACTTGCATGGCGAGAAACAGTTTCTGGCCTTATGCCCATTCGTTCTGCGACATCTTTCTTAATCATACCAGATTTTCGAATCATTAATTCTAAATTATTTGGCATTTGAATTTGTCCATTGTTTAAGTCTTGAGTTTTAAGTTGTATATTCATATCTACTCTTATCCTCTTGTCAAAGCTTAAGCTCTGAATGTGTTAACTGTTATTGCATGGGCCATTAATGGAATTTGCAGGCTGTGGGAATGAAAGCATTGTATTCATATAGCTACGAGTTTTATGAATCAGCTTAAAAATTCTTCCCCCTTTGCTCATTCTTTTTATCGAATCGCAAATAATTGTTTCACTTGAATTTGTTGGATCGTGTAACCCACAAGATCTAGCTTTCATTGCTAAAGTAACCCCTATATTTTGTGTCTCATGTCTCATTTGGTGTCCTCCCAAGACTTTATACATACCTAAGTATGTCTATTAACGTCATCATGTCAAATAATAAAAAAGCTATTGACGTTTAAAATCATTTGGTGTTACGAATATCGTCATGACATTAGATGAATATAGATTAGCAAATGGATTAAGCTACAAGGCCCTGGCTGAAAAACTAGGCTTTAAAGAAGCGACTGTGGCTCGAAGGTGGTGCTTACCAAAGGATCACCCACAAGCTTTAACGCCTTCTTCAAGGAACTTGACCTTAATTTTAAATGTAACAATGAGTTCGGTGACTCCAAATGACTTTATCATTCGTAGAAACTGAGGATCAATTACAG